TTTGCCTCTGGTATAGGTACAGCAGGCGGTAAAGCGGCTGAAGAGGCGTATGAAACAAGCAAAGGTCTGCAAACTCAAACTGAAGAAGAACAAAATAAAATGTTAAGAAATGAGTTTTATTTTGGTGCAGGAGCGCAAGCAATTGGCGAAGCAGCAGGATTAGCATACGGTGCGTTCTTTGGTGCTAAAGCACCAGCGTCTGCAATGCGCGATGGTTGGGTTGTAGCTAACGGTTACGCGATGGATGATGTGTTGATATTAGATGCAAAATTAGGTAAACAAGCTACCGAAAAACAAATTACCAAAGCCGTAAAAAACGGTGAAATTATGCAATTAGATGCTAAAGGTTCTGTTAGTCAACAATTTTTAGGAAGAGCAATACCTGGAAGGATGCAAGGTATTGGTGAAACCATTGCTGGTAAGGCAGGCAGAGAACAAGGTTTGATTGATTATAACATGTCAATGTTAGCTAAACTGCAACAAAAATTAACTGACAAAGAAATAGCTCTTAAAAGAGTTTCTGAAGTTGGCGATTTAAATCTTGCTTCTGTTGAAGTTAAAGCTGCAAGAGAAGGTCTAGAAAAAACAAAAAATGAAGTAAGTGATTATTTAAATAAAGTAATGTTGGATTTATCTTCTGAAACAGGTGGTTTTGGACCAATAATGCAAGCAATGAGCAAAACCGAATTAGGCTCAAGCGTACAAAATACCATCAAACAAGCTTATAAAGATGTAATTAAACATCATCAAAAAGTTTATGAAGGCATAGACGGAAGAATCATGAAACTTGAAGCAAGCGCCCCTGAAGGTTTGGTAATGTCACCAACTAAAGGTACTTTATGGCCTGTAGACAGCCCACAAGGAAGAATGATAGCAAATTTAAGCAATCCAAAAAGTTCTATATCATCACAATTAGAAGCTTCAATGGGTGGAGATTTAATTAAAGTTGCTAATTTTATTGATGATACGCTCAAAGTAAAAAATCCATTATTAAAATACAACGAAGATGACGTAGGTTTAAATATTATTCAAGGTTTAGCAAAAGAAATAAAACAAGGAGGCGCTTATGCAAATGGCGCAACAATTACACAATTAAGAGCAATAGAAGAAGCTTTAAAGGGTGTAAAATCAGTGCAAGGTCTTAAATCAAGAGGGCAAGCTGGTCATTTTTACGATGACGTAGAAAAAATGATTACAGAAATTATTGAAACAGCACCCGACAAACTTAGAATTATTACTGCAAAGAAAAATTTTAATTTAAGTCAAGCTCAAAAAAATGAAGTTGAAAGTGTTATTAAAGCATTAAGGGCAGAACAAAATTCATACAGAGCAGCAATAGAGCCTTTTAACAACGCCAGAGTACAAAAAATAAAAACACAAGCTCAAGGTCAAGGTGTTGACCCGCTTGATGTGTATGAATACGTTGTAAAAGCTAATAAAGGTGGTGACTTAAAGGCTATTTTGAATGCGCTTAAAAGAGGACCAACAGGTGGCGTATCAAAAGATGGTAAATTTATTGCAGCTCAATCAGGAGAAGAAGCTTCAAATCAATTACGTGCAGAATTAACCAGACGTTTATTTAAAGATGCGGTAGAAACAGCAACTGATCCAGTAACAGGCATTTTTTCACCAGAAAAATATGCAGGTAATATCTTAAAATACAAACAATCATTAGAGCCATTATTAGGTAATAATTACGATAAAATGATGCGTACTTTAAAACAAGTAAGCAAATATGATCCAAAATTAAAAGGCGATGAAATTTTAAAAGCAGCTAACAGTATACGTTCTTCTAATATAAATGGATTAGCTCCTAGTTTTAATAAATTTTTAGATACCTTAGAGTCGCAAGCAAAAGCCAGTGGTGATTTATTAAATTTTCAAAAATCTACATTTATGAGAAATGTTGAAAATGCCACACCAGAAACTATTGTTCAGACTATATTTAGACCCAACAGCGCAAGAGAAATAAATCAGTTAAAAGGATTAATTAGTAACGAAGCATTTTTAAACGTGCAAGAAGAAGCGTTAGGAAAATTAATAACTAAAAGTATGCCTGGTGGCAAAGAATTAACTGAAATTTTTAAACCCAATGTTTTAGAACGTGCGATACAATCGTATGGTCCAGAAACTTTAGAAGCAATGTTTGGTAAAGAACTGGTCATGTCTTTAACAGGTTTTTCTCGCGCGATGAGTACAACTGTTGCAGGCGCTCAAAAGACAGGTGCGGGTTCAATCGTTGCAGGTACATTAGCAGCGGGATTCTTCAACATGAATTTATTACCAACCGTAGTAGCATTAACGGTTTATAAAACTTTATTTGCACAACCAAAAATAGTTAGTTTACTTTCTAAAACTGATAAAGGTTCAATTGCACAAGTAATGAGTGCTTTTTCTAAAGCATTAAGAATAGCAGGTGTCTCTGAAGTAGCGGGTGGAGCAGAAGAATTTGGCGAAGAGGTTTTACGCGAAGTTAATAAAACAGGTATTGTAGATCAAGCAAGACAACAGTTACCTACCAATCAACAATTTCAAGGTCTTATAGATCAATTGCCTACAAGACCATCTAGTTTAAACCTAAACATCCCCGACATACAGCCAATAGCAAATGCACCTACCCAAGCTCCTATGAGTAGAAGTTTATTAGGCGGTTCAATTGCCAATGAAGATATTGCTGCCAGAATGAACGCTAATCGAGGTGGCTTAGTTTCCAAAAGAAGTGCAATAGACCAAGAAATAGCTGAGTTAATGGCACGCGCTTAATCATCAAAGAAGTTAGGATCAATAGCAACAATTCTCTTCATAGGCCGTCCAGTGGTCTTAATCCGAACATCCTTTTCTTGAATTTCACCTGCATTCATTAAACGATTAATAATCTCTTTGACCTCAAATGATTTCATTGATCTGAATATCTCACGCCTGTCTATGTCTCTACGACTGATACCAATCTCTCCTTGCGTTCTAATGAAACTAAGCACTTGTTTGATACGGCTTTCAGTTTCAGAACCCGCTACCTTGTCCTCACAAGTTTGCACCATCATTTGATCGTAATAGTAAATGTAATCAATCGCCCACTTGGTTATATCACCTGTAATCATTTTGGATAGTGGGTTATCTGCTAATTGGCAGATCAAAGCTAAACGCATGGCTTTTTCACGTGTTCTAGAGAGCAACACTTCCAAGCCGTCTTTTTCTAATTTGTTTTGTTGCGCAATTAACTCATGAGCTAATGTGTTTAATAATTCTCTAGAGCTACTGTCAAATGTAATAATTCTTTGTTTAAAATCAATCTCCGAGTTATCTCTAGCAAGCTGTTCCATTTCTGTTTTTGTTTGTCTTACTTTTCTGACCCACTCACATATCTTATGGCTAGGCTCAACGTATGGAACCATTCTGCCGACTGTTCGTGGTAACTTTGACTCAACAACAATAAATCTATTTAGAAAGCCATCTACAATTCGACCTGTCGATAACGCACCGTAAAAGTTTCTCGGTACTGACATGCCAACCAATGTTATGCCTGGCTTTATGGTGGAGCGATCTATAGCCTCTTGCTGTTGTTTTACGGTCAATGTCATCAAAGAGTAGTTGTCTGGTCTAATCGTTCCATGACAGCGACCCCACGCCTCCATAAGCACTTGTAGAGCGTCTTCTTTGTTAGAGTTAGATGCTTTGGCTATACTTTCTAAGCGTTTACCAAATTCATCCATTACGGTTATATGTGTTGGCTTATGTCTGAGTAAAGAATAGACCGCGCCAGATGAGGTATAACCATCACCCGCCATAATGTCAGCATGACCAGAACAATCTAGAATTGATTCAATGGTGGTCTTAACATTCTCTTTACCCTGACCTGATTTGGCTATGCACATAAAATACATAGATGAAAAGTTATTCATATCGGTACGGTACATTCGACCTAATGCTACCGAGCCTAATGCTAATGAAGTCTGCATAGATAAAGCGGGTTGCTGTATCTGCGCAATAGATTCTGAATACTCAAAGATATCTTTGATGATACCTGGTGGATCATAGAGTGCTTCAGGCTTAGTCACTTTGTATTTCTTTTGTATGAAAGCAGGGGCTTGTTGGTTTTTACGTTCATGCGTTTTTAAAATAGAATTAACAGTCGTGGATACTTCTGATCTTGGTAACGGTGGTTTGTTTTGTTGATTCCATGATTGTACAAAGAACTCAACCATTTCAATATTAACACCTTTAGCAATCAAATTACCCGCCAATCTAGCAGCATTGTCATTACGACTGCCTGCCAACACTCCTTTCATGGAGAAAGGCGAAGTGATGGCCTTACCGTTTAATTTTTCAGCACCCGTAATCATTACCCAATGCTCTTTGGTTAGATTGGGTAAGTCACTGGTATTGTGCCAATCCCATCCGTCTATAAACTTGGGTTCATAAATAGCACCAGTAGCATGAATATTGTACGGTGCAATAATAAGACCGCCCACGCCTCTTATATCAATAAGCTTTGCGGGGTCTGATGTCTCGGTTCTACGCGCAACGTAGGTTGTGTAATTTTCAGGATTATTGTAGTAATAGTGCATACCCTTACCAGTAATACATTTACATGGCGTATTGGGTAAGTTCTCTTCCGCCCAGATACAGGCTTCTGGTGTATCAGCATCTACTACTATAAATTTACCGCAGATCAGTGCCACGACTAAATCGTCACGACCCCCGAACCATCGGGTAATATCTTCCGTTGTCGGTTGTTGCTCTTTGTATTTCTGCCAACTGCCTAAATGTTTAGGCGGCACTTTATTGTGTCTTAATAAAGGTACAGGTGAATAACCCTCTTCAGCATACGCAAGAGCAAGCTCCAACGCAGAATCCTGCGCAGTGGCTTTTATGTTTAGCACTAACTTTGCTTTTCTTCTGCATCTATTGGTCCATAGATTGATTCAAAATCTAATTTTCCACCTGTTACTTGCATAATAACTTTAGCTTGTTGGATTGAAGGTTGACGCATACCATACCGCCAAGACTTAACCGTATCTGGTTTACTGTCAAAAAGTTCGGCAGCAGCTTCTGTGCCTAAAAATTCAATGTACTCTTTCAGGGTATATCTTTGCACTTCTTTCTCCTTAAATTCTGGTTCTAAGCCAGATGCGTATAATGACGTAAGTTCTTTTTTTCCAAGCTCAACTTGCCTGAAATAAAAATTCATCTTCCATTGGTGGTTGCTTTTTGCTTTGCTCATGTTACAATAAGTCCTTAAGTTGATAAAAACCAAGTGTAACAGGGTTTTTTTTAATTTAAAAGAACTTTTAATCAAACAGGAGAAAGTAATGAGCGAATCTATTTTGAGTCGCATCAAAACTCCCAACGAACTAGTAGAGCAACAAGGTGCTAAATTGTTAATCTACGGAGCGTCAGGAGCAGGTAAAACCACTTCTCTCAAAACTGCACCAGGCAAGACTTTAGTGGTCAGTATGGAGAGTGGCTTATTATCTATCAAAAACTCTGATAACCTTCACGCTATTGAGGTTAAGGCAGCATCAGAGATTGAGGAAATAGCATCTATGCTAGAAAATGGCACGTTGAAATACGACACGGTATGCTTGGATAGCATCACTGAAATGTCAGAGATTCTATTAGCTCAAGAAAAAGCCAAGACGAAAGATCCACGCAGAGCTTATGGTGAAGTTATTGAAGTCATGATAAAAACCATGCGTAGATTTAGGGATTTACCCATCCATGTAGTCTTCATTGCAAAAGAACAAAGTATACGCGATGAGGCGACAGGGACGTTCCATTATCAACCGATGATGGTGGGTGCTAAGTTGCCAACACAGATACCTTACTTCTTTGATGAAGTATTATGTATGCGTGTTTTCGATGATGAAGACAAGGACGGTAAGAAAATTATCAGTCGTTGGTTTCAAACTCGGATTGGACAAGGTTACACAGCGAAAGACAGAAGTGGAAAGTTAGGTGAGTTTGTAGCACCTAACTTAACCGATATTATTAAACAA